GGCGAATGGCGCGCGGAAAACCTCGGCGCTCTCCCAGGGCATCGCAGCTATCACCTTTCCGCGCTCTACTCGGTGCGGCGGTCCTTTGGCGCCTTGGCCGTCAAATTCCTCCAAGACAAGCAGTCCCTGATGGGCTTGCAGGATTTCGTCAACAGCATCCTGGCCGAACCCTGGGAGGAGGCCATGACCACCGAGAGCCGGCCGCTCACCGTCGGCGAATACACCCTGCGCTCGCCGGTCGAGGAAGGCACGGCCCGCATCATGGCCGTCGACGTGCAACAGGACTGCTTCTATTTCGTTTGCCGCTCGTTTGCTAAAGACGGCGGCAGCAAGCTAATCGACGAAGGCCGCCTTACCACTTGGGCCGACCTCGAGTTCAAAGTCACCGAGCTCGGGCTCGACACCCAACGCAACATTGGCGGAACGCTGGCCAAGCTGGTCGTGGTCGACAGCGGCTTTCGCACTGACGAAGTCTTGGACGTTTGCGTCCGCAACCGATACATCCCGGCCAAGGGCGAAGACCGCCTTGAGGGCTACGGAGTCAAATTTGGCAAATCCCTCCGCAAAGCTATCTCTGTCATCAAGCCCTACCGCCGCGGCTGGTTCCTCATGCTCTTCAGTTCGCCGGCCGCGCAAGACGTCCTAGAGTGGCTCCGTGGCGGCCAAGGCCCTGCTTGGACCGTGGCCTCTGACGCCAGCGAAGAATACAAGGCCCACCTCGATGCCCACCGTAAAATCATGCGCCGCTCACCCCTGACCGGCCGCGAGACCTACCTCTGGAAGCAGATCGGCCGCCGGCCCAACCACATGCTCGACGCCGAACTGATGATCCTCGCCCTGGCCGAATACGGCAACATCATCAAGCCCGTCGCGGCCGCGCCCACCGATTGACAACCTCTCGCGTGAGCAATGTCTCCGCGCTCCTTTGTTTTTAGTGTTTGGGTCTCCAACAGCAAAGACGCCACAAAAACTATCGCGGCCCTAGAGACCATCGCGGCTAATAACTTCACGGTTCAGAAGGAAGGCGGCCGCGTCTTGGTCAGCGCCAGCATGGGCGGCAAGTCTTACAGCTACAGCCTGCCCCCTGACCAGACCGCTGGCACGGTGGCCGAGCTCGCTTTCTATTGCTGGAAAGAGGTCAAGGATCTAGCCGACGCCGACCTCGAGCTCTGGCTGACACGCAAGACCAGCAAGACCGCCATCATGGCTTTCAATTACCCGCTCGTATGAAATTAGCTGACCGCTGGAAACTTGTGACCCGCGCCTTCAACCCGAAGGCCCAGAGCTACGACGCCGCCCGGCCGTCCATCCAGCGCCGCTTTCCCTACAACGCCACCGCGGTCGATTCACACATTGACGTCAGCGGCGCCGACCGCGAGCGGCTGATGAAACTTTCGCGCTGGCTTTACAACAACGCCCCATTTCTCCGCGGCCTCGTCAACGAGAAAGCCCGCTACTCGGTCGGCAGCGGCATTAGACCGCAAGCCCGCTCGGGCGACGAAACGTGGGACTTGGCCGCTGAGACCTTTTTTGAGCAGTGGTCCCGCGTGGCCGACTTGCAAGGCCGATACACCTGGCGGGAAATGCAGCGCATCGCCTCGATCGCCATCGACCGCGACGGCGAGGTCTTCTTCCGCGCCACCGCGCAGACCACCGGCTATCCGGCCCTGCAACTCATCTTGGCCCACCGCATCGGTGACGCTCGCTCCTCAATCTACGAGCCGTCCAACCCTGCCGCCAGGGAAGGCGGCCAGAACATCATCGACGGCGTGGTGGTCAATCCGCAGCTGCGCCCCATTTTCTATCGTTACCTCATGGGCGACGGCATCGACCCATCCGCCCGCTTCGAGGACATCCCTGCCCAGCAACTCATTCACGTTGGCGAAGCCAGCCAGGGCGACGAGTTGCGTTACGTCACGCCGCTCGCACCATCGATCAACCACCTCCGAGACGTGGGCGACGCGGTCGGCTTTGAGAAGATGGCCATCAAGATTTCCTCTTACATTGCCCTAGCAATCAAGAGCAGCAACCCGCAGGGCGCCGACTTCTTTGGAGAATCGACCGCCAGCGTCAATGCCCAAGACAACAGCGAGGTCACCGTAGAAAGCCTCGGCAACGCCGGCGGCGCCATTCCGCGCCTCGGCATGGGCGAAGACCTGATCTCTTGGACAAGCAACCGCCCGAGCCAAAACTTCCGCGAGTTCTGTGACGTCCTCCTACGCGAAGTCTGCCTCAACCTTGGCGTGCCCTGGGAGTTTGCCGCCCGCCCAGCCGAGGCCGGCGGGGCTGCACTGCGCGCCGTCTTGGTCCGCGCGCAACGCACCTTTGAGCAACGCCAAGCCCTCCTGATCGACCGCCTCTGCTCCCGTGTCTGGGCACACGTCATCACGATCGGGATGCAGCGCGGCCTTATCCCGCAAAACGACAACTGGTTCAAGGTCGAGTGGCAGCGCCCGGCCGCCGCCAGCGTCGACTACGGCCGCGAAGCCGCCGCCAACCTCAACGACGTCCGCTCCGGCCTGCGCACATATAGCGAGGACTACAGCGAGCGCGGCCTTGAGTGGAAAGACCAACTGCGTCAGCGCGCCACCGAGGCCAAGTATCTGGCCGAACTGGCCGCAGAGTTTGGCATCAGCGCCGACAGCATCGCCACCTTTAATCCAAACCCTGCGCCCGTCACCGCGCCGCCTGCGCCCGATGGCCGTTGACCTCCAGCCCACTGAGCTCATGGCCCAGGAGGCCGAGCGCGGCCTCGCCTGGCGCGAAGAATACAATCGCGGCGGCACGGAAGTCGGCGTAGCCCGCGCCCGCGACATCAAAAACCGCAAGAACCTTTCGCGCGACACCGTCCGCCGCATGAAGTCTTACTTCGCCCGGCACGAGGTGGACAAAGAGGCCGAGGGCTTCCGCCCCGGGGAAGATGGCTATCCAAGCGCGGGCCGCATCGCATGGGCACTGTGGGGTGGGGACGCCGGTCAGTCGTGGGCCAACCGCAAAAGCGAGGAACTTGACAACGAGGCCGAGGGCATGGCCTCCAAGTCCAACTGGTATGCAATTCACAAAGCCTCGGACGGCGAAACCGAAGTCGAAGTTTCTATTTACGACGAGATCGGCTTTGGCGGAGTTACCGCGAAAGACTTCATGGCCGAAGTCAAAAAGCTCAAAGGCCAGCACATTCACCTCCGCATTAATTCCGTCGGAGGCTCGGTCATCGAAGGCGCTGCCATTTACAATGCCCTGCGACGTCACAAAGGCGGCTTAACCGTTCACGTTGATGGACTTGCAGCGTCGATGGCCTCGGTCATCGCCATGGCCGGTGAGGAAGTTTACATCGCCGACAATGCGATGCTGATGATCCACAACCCCTGGTCGATGACCATGGGCGACGCCGACGATCTTCGCAAAGAGGCTGACGTCCTCGACAAGCTCAAGAACACTTTGGTCAACGCCTATGCCCGCAAGACCGGCATGGAGGCGGAGGACATCGCCGCAATGATGGACGAAGAGACCTGGCTCAACGCTACCCAGAGCGTGGCCATGGGCTTTGCCGACGAGATCGAAGACGGCATTGAGGCCGCGGCCTCTCTAAGCCCGGCTATTGCCCGCGCGCGCTTTGACACCTTTTCCCATTCTATGGCTCGTAAATCCAAAACCATCCTCGCCGAAGAGGTCGCCGCCGAAGTGGTTGCGCCGGTCGAAGCACCCGTCGTTGACGAGGTCGCCGTTGACAACTCCTCGGAAGCAATGAACGCCGAACTGCAAGCCAAGGTTGACGCCCTCCAGGCCGACCTTGACGCCAAGAACGCCGCGCAGGCTCAGGCCAGCGAGGACATCGCCAAGGAAATCGAAGCCCTCAAGGCCGAAGTCGACCGCCTCACCGCCGAATCAGCCGGCAAGGATGACGAGATTGCCGCCCTGACCGCCGCCGCCAAAAGCGCCGGCGAGCAAGCTGCCGCGATTGTCGCTTCTGTCGGAATCGACGCCGCGACAGTGGTGCCCTCCGAGCCAGAACTGAGCCCGGCGCAAATCTTCAACAGCCTCACCGGCGCCGAAGCCGTCGAGTTCTACCGCAACAACAAGCGAGAAATCCTCGCCTCCGTTTACTAATTTTATGGGCACAATCAACTCCAGCCTCAACGACAAGCTCATCGCCCAAGCGGCGCTTGAAGCATTCACCGCGGACCTCGAGCCGCTCTCCGTTTTCACGACCTCGTACTCCAACGAAGTCGTGCGCCGGGGCGCTTCGGTCGAAGTTCCGCTTATCGCCAACCTCACCGCGACCACGTTCAACGACTCATACGAAGTCGACGGCGGCACGATGAACAAGGTCACGATCAGCGTGGACACCCACAAGATCGTCACCGTCTCGATCTCGGACACCGAATACAGTAAGTCTTCAGTGGCCGAAGTGACCAAGTTCGCCACCCAGCAGGGCCGCGCCTTGGCTCAGTCGGTGCTGACTTCGTTCTACAACCTCTTCGTCACCACGGCCTCCAGCGCCGCGCAGTTCAGCGCCACCTTGACCAACCTGTCCGCGTTCACCATCACGAACGCTCGCAGCCTCCGCAAGGCGCTCTCCGACGAGAAGGCTCCTATCAGCGACCGCGCGCTCATCCTCAACACGACCCTCTACGACAGCCTTCTGTCGCAGTCCGGCCTGTTGGATGCCTCCGCCTTCGGCGCCCGTGACGTCATCAGCGAGGGCCGCGTTCCCCGCGTCCTCGGCATGAACGTCTACGAGAGCATGATCCTCCCGACCAACAGCATCACGCTGTCGGCCCTGGCGGTTCATCCCTCGGCCGCAGCCATCGCCGTCCGCGCTCTCGAGCCCCAGGCTCCCAGCGAATACTTGGCGGCCACCGTGGTCACCGAGCCCGCAAGCGGCCTGACCCTCGGCTATCGTCGGCATTATAATCCGAGCTCGGGAAAACATTTCGTTTCATTCGAGTGTGTTTTTGGAGCCTCCCGCGCCATCACCGGCGCCGCGAAGCTCGGCCTCGGAGCGTAAGTTTAGCCTCCAATCAAATACGAAGCCCCCGGCCAACGCCGGGGGTTTTCGTTTGTTGACAAAGCTCCACCCCCCAGAGATGGAGAACCCAAGCCCGCGCGAGCAGATCGCGCTTTGCGTCATTGTCGGCAACGAACCCAAACGGCTCGACCGTTGCCTCACCGAATTTGGACCCGCCGTCAGCGA